AACCCGTAACCAGCTAAACCAAGACCTGCTAGTGAGGCAAGGTCTGATCCACCGCCACCACCACCGCTAGTAGTGCCAATTTGACCTAAGTTAACACCACTAATACGACTAGCTAAGCGATCAAGCGCTGTCTCTGGAGCTTGTTGCTCAAAGGCAAAACGCTGTCTCTGAGCATCAATAAGTGCTTGCTCATAGCCTTGTTGCTGTGCCCCTACCGCTGATAGGGTCTGAGAAGGCGCTAGAAGCCCTCTCTGGGCTGTTGGGAGCGCACTCATTGCAGCTAGCTGGTTTCTTAGCATGGCCTGTGTAGCGGCTCCTGCGGTCGCCTCAGCAGCTTGTTGTTCTTGTAAGGCTTGACGACTACCACCAAATGCACCCTGACGGATAGCTTGACTGCCTATTCCGGGCAATATCTGACCTTGTAGTTTAGAGATAAACGGATCCATCACTGCCTGAGACTGAGCAGATAGAGGATCAAGTGCCGCAGCAACTGATCTTGCACCAGCCATGCCTAAACCAGCTTGAGGAGCCGCCGCACCTAATGCTGCTTGCTGTGCCGCAATAGTGTTAGGTGACTGTGCCGCAACCGTTTGACCAGGGAAGTACTGCATTGGCCCCTGTTCAAATGCGCCTTGTGATAGGCCAAATAAACGAGTTAACGCCTTTTCCTGAGCTGGAAATGGTCTAGTAGTTTGTGTTGTTTTTGATGGTGCTGAGCCGCCCATTTTAAACCTCTTTTGTGTCTTCTATGTCAATGCTGAAGTCTCTCATGTCACATCTCCAACCGCTTCTTGTGTAAACTCTTTCTAATCCTTTATTAGGTGTCTTGGCCGATACTCGGTCACACCCTAATCTTTCTGCCTCTCTACGAATAAAATCAAAGTGATTCTTGATAATATTCAGATTCTTTCCCTTTCCATTTGCCCAACAAGCCCACACTAAGAAGGATTGCTCTGCTGTTATAGGATGCACCTCGACAGTACAAACTGCAAATGCCTCACTGGTTGTATAGAGTATCGCCTGTCCGTTAACACAAGCTGCATATATATCTTCTGCTCTATACGTCAACCAAGGGTACTTGTGTATAATCTCCTCAACGCCGTACTTAACCCAAGTCCACTCTCTTCTAATATCCGATATGACTGGATCCATCTCCTCTCTCCTCTTAATTTAACCTATCTTATGCCAAGCTCCGTTGCTTGCATATCTGTAAAGACCTTCTGCTGTACTGCCAAATCCAGTAGAGCCAGATCCAGCGTTGTATGCAACAGTACCTACTTTAGGTTCTACAGGAGCAATTAGCAATGGTATAAAGAAATGAAACGTCTTCATGTCGTCTATTTTTTGCTGAAGATCCCTTAGCTCTTCCTCAAGCGCTACCCGGTCGTACTCTTCTGGCAGATTAGCCATCTATCTCTCACCCTCAAACCGACCTTGTATAACCATGTCAGTTAATTCCCAAGTGTCACTAGCTCCGTTGCTTTCTACTTTTAAGTGTATGTATCGCCCAGCAGTTCTTACAGGGAAGCTTTTAAATGTATCATCAACAATAAAGTTGTCGCTATAAGTAGGAGTCGCATCTATTGTGTTAGTAAAGCCAATACTAACAGTAGGAGAGCCTACACCTGTTTTACCTACGCGTAATGCAGTAATCTCTTTGATTCTATCTGCATTATTTAAGTCGTGCGCTTTTGTTACCGCCGATACTGCTGGGTCAGCTAGCGTTGGAATTGTACCTTCAAAGTAGAACTTGCTTGTATTAGCAGACAAAGGCTCGTTAAATATGCCTCTGTCGTGGTATGCAGATATGTTTGAATCCCGCATTCCCCACTGGTTTGTTTTGTAGTTGTAGTAAATCTCTTTTGTGATCTTTGCTTCACCTAAAGGCACACCCCAAACAACTTCATTTTCTTTTGAGTTATCAAAAGCAAACACTTGACCTAGCTCGGTAAATGATGCGTTCTCCCTAAAGAATCTATTCATTCCTGAGTCACGCCCAATCATCTTAGAAGATGCGCCGTCAGTTACAAAGAAACCATCTCTTGATAAACCGTAGTTCATTCTTCCTACAGCAACAACAGAGTGTGGTGATACAGCGCCTACAACGCCATCTAACGCAGGTTTGTAACCAAATATGTTAGGAAGACCAATGTATGAAACAACAAACATCTGGTTTTGTGTGTAAACCGCTAAGTTATTACCTAGCTGAGTTACGCATCGTATCTCACCAGTAGCTTCTCGTATTTGAAGATTACCTGCTGTATTAGTTGCACTGCCATCCCAATCGTCTAGGTCGTCTGCACTACACCAAGAAAAAGTAGTAGGAAAATCTATATCGCCTTCTTGATAGTTAAATGCAAGCATATGCGGGCCTTGACGCTTAAATATTTTTACTTTGTCGTAGGATATGTCAGGCACTGTAACTTGAATTTTTCCTCCACTACCACTACTAGATACATTACCTAGGGTAATAACTTCGCCTGAAGCATAAGAGGAGCCAAAAACTGTTATCTCTACAGCTACTATTCCACCACCACTAACCTCTGTTACTGTGCAGGTCAAGCCAGACCCAGAGCCTGTTGTTGCGCTTTGATTTAACGTATCATTTACTGCATAACCAGATCCAGCAGTATGAATTGTTGCCCCGCTAACCTGGTTATCGTGAAATGTATTGAAGTTGACGTTGTTCTTTTTAATAACAGGTTTATTGCTTCCATTAGCACCTACTACAAACGAACCAAAGGTTTCAAATGACCATTGCTCTGCTTCGTTAATACCTTCGTCCCAAACTGTTGCGCCAGAATCCCAAGTGTCTGTTGCGCCAGAAGTTCCGCCATCGCCATGAGTCCAAGTCGTTGCACCAGCGGTTTCCAGTAATGTATACCCCGTGCCTACCGTGTCAACTGCTGAGCTTGAAAGTCGATATGAAAATATCTTATCTAATGCGCCGATGTAGGCTACTTTGTCGTCAAACTCTGATGTAGTCGCTATGCCACGAATAGGCTTAGTAGTGGTATGAGAGCCTGTGCTAAAGTCATGCTTCTGATCTCGGCCTGCTTTCCTACGCATACCAAACTCGGTGTATTGAACACCGTCTACAGTTTCCCAGAAAGGTATTCTGCGATCAAAAGCTTCAGGGTATACGCCAGTCTTTAATAACTCTGTCGCATCAAATTTAAAGCCGTTACTTTTATCAGTTTCAAATGGCATTAAGCTGTTCGCTTCCAAATGTAAGTAGTAATGTAAGGTTGCAGGTTGTTATGCGGTGTTACTGTTTCGCCAGTAATGTTTCTGTTGTTGTCTGTATAATAGTCACTAAATAATGAGGCTGCGTTTGGAAACTCCACTTGGTCTGCATTTGCGTCATAACTTCCTTTACCATTATCGTCACCAGTTAATTCTATCCTTGCATCTTCAGTTCCAGAAGTACTATCATGCCACTGATGGTTATGATTCATCTCTGCTTGTGATAACGTATGGTTAGAAGCACCGCCGGTATCGCCAGCATCAAATGCGTTGTTGATAACTAATAAGTTAGATCCAGTTAAACTGCCATCGCTTACGTTTGAAGCTGTATAAACAATATTTGTCGATGTAGTGCTATCTACAGTAAAAGATCCATTTGCATCAGTGTCACTTGTAAATCCGCTTACGGTTATGCTGTCTCCTGCCGATAACCCATGACTGGTAACTACCAAAGTAACAACATTAGAAGATGAGCTTGCACTATTGATTGTTGTGCCTAAGTCAGCACCAACGATAGTTCTACCCTGTGCGTATCTTGACCACTGTACTGTGCTTGCCATACCAAGAGCAGTTGTTACCGCTGCTCCGTTACTAGCATCGCTATAGTTAGTAGTAGTTGTAAAGATAGAGCCGACAGGATATACGTTAGCTGCTATCTCCTCTTTTAAAGAAGTAATTAATTGAGCGTAAGGGCTGTTTAACCATACCCATTTAGTTGCTGTTGCATCATATATTAAATCTACATACTGACCAGCTTTTAAGTCTCCAGCAACAAGAGCAGATCCGTCTTGACGAACGATGGTTTTTGCTCCAGTGCTATCAACATTTAAAGTAGGTGTTGTAGTGTCGTTTGCACTTCCTGCGCCACCAGATAAAGACCCAATCTCTATTAATATTCTTACGCCTTCAGCCAAAGTTACATCATTAGTAAAATTTGCAACTTGTACATCGTAATCGCCAGTAGTAACAACTCTATCTTCAGTCATTCGCTCAAGATTGTTAATTTCAGTTTTTGCAAAGCCAAAGTTGTCTCTAACGCTAGAGGTTGTAGCCGAGCCTGAGGTTGGATTTGTTTCAATTATTTGCGAACTCACGCCAGTGGTCCTCCGTTAACAGCTATACTTTCGTCTTTAATTCGTGAACGACCTACGCCTTGCTTTGATCTCTGTGCTTGTACGTCCATAACGCTTTCATCAACCATGTTTTTAAAGTAGGCAACTCTTGAGTCATCTTTAAGGTAGACGTAAGCCTCCATTAGAGATGCGTTTAAATAAATGTCTTGTAAGATTGCGTAGTTAAGTGATTCGTAATTACCTAGATTCATATCCTTACGAAATACAAGGGTATAAACTTCTGTGCTTTCGCTTGTTGGCGTAGGAGCTAGGTAGATGTCGTTTCCTGCGATTGCATAACGAGCTACACTACCACCCTCATCAGAGTAGTTAAACATCTCCTGCATCGATACAGGCTCTAGTGCGTTGCCTTTAGAATCGGTTACGCTAATCATAGCTGTAATGCCAGTAGGAAGAACTGTAGCTTGCGTTGTTGGTGTAATTGTAGATACGACTTCTTGCTCTACAATAGATAGCTTACGGTTGATTCTTAACTGCGCTAATGTTTGGAAGTCAGGAATAACAGAGGTTAAGTCTGATCTGTTTAACCAATCCGCTATAGCTGCTTGTAAATCACTGTCTGTTACTAATGCCATTACAGTCTCGCTGTTGTGGTTTTCATATATGGATAATGTGTTTCTATTAGTTTAAACACATACTTCCAGTCTACATGAGATCCCATTATATCAACCCCATGCTCATTTTTTAATTTCATAACATCAGTCATAGATAGGTCTAGTATTTGATGATAATCTTTTTTAGGATCAAATTTAATCCAATCGTTTGTTTCGTTTTGCTTTCTTTTGTTGTCTTCTATTAGCTTAGTAATGTCTTCTTGGTAGTGCTGGAATATACCTTCTCCGTCAGTATAGGTATCTTCTAATATTCCTTGATTTAACTGCCTATCAATCTTTTTCATCTCTCTCCTACCACTTAACTTTGTTAGCCCAGTAAGCCGCTGACATAGGGCCTCTGGCTATATTCTTACGGTGACGAGCCTTAAATGACGCTCGTTTCTTTCTCATTGCTTCTGACTCACCC